GCAATCGAGGGATGACTCATGAACACCCAGTGCTGTTGCGGCGGCCGTGTCCGCTGCGGGGACTGCCGGAAAGACATCTGCTACTGCGACTGCCCCTTCACCGAACCCACCGACGCACAGCTCGCCGGCCACGGCGTCACCATCCGAGAGCAGGCCCACGCATGAGCTACACGGTCATTGATCCGGCACCGGATACCGCGCACTGGCTGCGGATGCGGAAGCAGGGACTTGGGGCATCCGACTCCGCATCAGTCCTTGGGCTGTCCAAGTGGGGCACTCCCCTGTCGGTTTACCTGGACAAGCTCTCGGACTCCATTGACGACACAATGTCGGACCGGCAGGACTGGGGCCACCGTCTGGAGGAGCCCATCGCCCAGTGGGTGCGGGACACGAAGCACCTGGAAGTGACCGGCTCCCCCGGGCTGATCAAGTCCGAAGAGTTCCCGTGGCTCCTCGCCACACCTGACCGGAAAATCGTGGAGGGCGACGTCGTTGTCCCGTTGGAGATCAAGTCCTCCGACGCGTTCATGAAAGACGCGTGGGGCGACGGTATCCCCCTGAATTACCAGATCCAGATCCAGCAGCAGATCCTCATCATGGGCGCCCCGCACGGCTACCTTGTGGTCCTGCATGGCGGGAACACCCCGGACTTTTACCGAGTGCCGGCTGACCCTGAGTTCCATGAGCAACTCATCCGGCTGACCCGTGAATTCTGGGAGGGCAACATCCTGGCCGGCGTCGCCCCGGAACCCATCACCTTGGACGACGCGGCCCTCCTCTGGTCCGGCGACCCGGACGTGAAAGTTGAGGGCGGCGAACCGCTCTACGACCTCTGGGGAGCGTACGGGCTGATGCAGGCCGAAGCGGTCGAGATCAACGGCAAGCTAGACGCCGTCAAGCTCCAACTCCAGATCGCCATGCAGGACGCTGTCGAACTCACCCACCAAGGGCAGACCTTGTTCACCTGGCGGCCGCGCAAGGGAACCACCAGGTTTGACGACAAAGCATTCCAGAACGACCACCCGGACCTGTATCCCAAGTACCTGAAGACCGGCGCACCAACCCGCACGTTCCTCCGGAAGAAAGCCAAGGACAATGACTAGCCCGCTCGCAGAAGCAACCGCCGTCAAAGCTGTCGAGCAGAAGAAGAACCCGACCGCCCGCGACCTTGTGCAGGCACAGCAGCCCGCCATCGAAGCGCAGCTCGCCGGGGCCATGAACTCTGCCGCTTTCGTCCGCGCCGCTATCTCCAGCGTGTCCGCATCCCCTCAGCTCCAGCAGGCCACGCCCTCATCCCTGCTGGGTGGCATCATGCTCGCCGCGCAGCTCAAACTGGAGATCGGCCCCGCTCTCGGCCACTTCTACCTGACACCCCGTCAGGTGTCCAAGAAGGAAGGCGACAACTGGGTCAAGACGTGGACCTGCCTGCCGATCATCGGCTACCAGGGGTACATCGAACTCGCCTACCGGTCCGGCCGTATCGAGAAGATCGAATCGTTCCTCGTACGTAAGGGTGACAAGTTCGACCACGGCGCCAATAGTGAGCGCGGCCGGTTCTTCGACTGGTCCCCCGCCGACTATGAGGAGAAGCGCGAGTGGACCGGCGTGGTGGCCATCGCCAAGATCAAGGGCGCCGGCACTGTGTGGGCGTACCTGCCCAAGGATAAGGTCATCGAACGCCGGCCGGACCGCTGGGAGAAAACCCCGTGGGGAACGAATGAGGAAGAGATGGCCCGCAAGTCCGGGATCCGCGCTCTCGCCCCGTACTTGCCGAAGTCAACGGACCTCGGCAAGGCGCTGGAGGCGGACGAGCACAAGGTGGAGCACATCGCCGGCGTCCATGACCTCATCGTGTCCAAGGCTGACGACGTCGTGGAAGAACCGGCCGCATGATGCGGGCACTGATTGGCTGGCTCATCCGGCACTCCTGCATGGTCTGCGGTAAACCTACCAAGCGCCGCGGATCCCACTGGCCTTGCGAAAGGAGTCTGCTGTGAACGGGTTCAACAGGGCCCAGAAGATCGCGATCTCCGCAAGGGACCTTGGCTGCGTCATCCACGGCGCCGGCGGCCCCTGTGTGGGCGACCTGATCCACCACCACCGCAAGGGCCGCGGGCACGGCGGTGTGAAGTCCCGCAACCGGGTAGCGAACGGGCTGCTGGTCTGTGCCACCTGGAACACGGATGTGGAGTCAGACCCCGACTTGGCTGAGGATGCTCGGACGAAAGGCTGGAAGCTTCGCACAGACTACGAGATCGAGTCCCAGCCCGTATTCATCCCCAAGCTTGCACGGTTCGTCTACCTGGACGACGCAGGGAATTACACAGATTCGCAACACAACATCATCAACAGTCAGAAAGCAGCGTAAACACCATGGCAGGCGAAACAACCCTCAACATCATCGGCAACCTCACCGGAGATCCGGAGCTCCGCTTCACGCCGAGCGGTTCAGCGGTGGCAAACTTCACGGTCGCCGCGACTCCGCGCACGTTCGACCGTAACAGCAACGAATGGAAGGACGGGGAAACCCTGTTCATGCGCTGCGCCGTCTGGAAGGAAGCCGCCGAAAACGTTGCCGAATCCCTGACTAAGGGCATGCGGGTAATCGTGTCCGGGCGGCTGAAGCAGCGCTCCTATGACACCAAGGAAGGCGAGAAGCGCACCGTCATCGAGTTGGAGGTTGACGAGATCGGCCCCAGCTTGAAGTACGCGAATGCGAAGGTGAACCGCACCCAGCGCAGCGGGAACGGCGGCGGCTCCAATAGTGGCGGGCAGTATGGCCAGGTTGACCCGGCACAGGCTGCGGCGGCCAATGACCCGTGGGGCGGGAACGACACGAACCCGCCTTTCTGAGCCAGTCCCTTGAGGGGTCGGTGTCTTCGGACGCCGGCCCCTTTTGTTGTGCCTGGGAAGTTCCCTACCAAGTAGTCGTACTTGGGAAAACTGAGTACATATGTTGGCCGACACGGGTAGAAATGTGGGGAATACTTAGGAACAAAGTGCTAGTATGTAGGTATCAACCGAACACAAAAGAGGGCCACCGTGCGCAAACACTGTGACCCTCGATCCGACTACTGAGGAGTCGAACACATGCATTCTACTGTGCCCACCATCGAACAGGCAATGACGCTGATCACCGGCGTCGAAGACCTCGCCCACGTCGCCGCACAACGCGACCTGTGGAACACCGTGTACCGGCTCGCCGCCGTGAAGGTCCGCGAAGAGGCATCCGTGCAGGAGATCGCCGAAGCGTACGGTATCCACCGCACCACCGCCCACGTCCTGATCCGGGACGCGGCATGAGTCGGCCGGCAATGCCCGTAGGGGATCGATTCTGGGCGAAGGTAGACAAGTCTGGTGATTGCTGGCTCTGGACCGCACACCTGGACCGAGACGGATATGGCCGATTTGATAACGGTGGTGCACATCGGACCGCACTCAAGCTAACTGGCGTCACTATCCCCGAAGGGATGGTGGTTGACCATATCTGTCACACACTGGCCTGTGTGCGGCCAAGTCATTTGCGAGTCTGCACCCACAAGCAAAATAGCGAGAACAGGTCAGGGGCGCAGCGCGACAACACGACGTCGGGAATCCGTGGCGTCTCCTTAGCTAAAGGTGCGAAGAAGTGGACGGCCTGCATTCGCCACCATGGAGACTTGATAATCGTTGGGCGCTATAGCGATCTCGCCGAGGCGGAGGCGGCAGTGATCGCAAAGCGTAACGAGGTCTTCACCCACAATGACACTGATCGAGCCGGGGACGCCATGGGCATCACCCGGCCCACCGCGCACACCTTCATCAACGGGAGGGCGGCATGAGCGCCCTGCGGCTTGGCGAACTCTGCGCCGGTTACGGCGGCTTGGGCATGGCAGTGGAGGAAGTGTTCGGCGCCGAGACTGCATGGTTCAGCGAGTTCGACGCGGCCCCGTCCAAGATCCTGGCGCACCACTGGCCCGGCGTTCCCAACTACGGCGACATGACGAAGATCGACTGGGCTGAGATTGAGCCCGTGGACATCATCAGCGGCGGGACTCCCTGCCAGGACCTATCCGCCGCCGGCGCACGTCGCGGCATGACCGAAGGGACCCGCTCGAATCTTTGGGTGCAGATGCGCGAAGCAATAGCCATACAGCAGCCGGCCTACGTGGTCTGGGAAAACGTAAGAGGAGCCTACAGTGCCGAAGCCGCTAGCAATTTGGAATTCTGCCCGGGATGTATGGGAACGTCCACAGACCGAGGGGTTGTTTTGCGAGCACTTGGACGTGTTCTCGGAGACCTTTCCGACCTCGGGTATGACACTCAATGGCGTGGCCTACGGGCTGGAGCTGAAACCAACGAGGGATATGGCAGCACCCATGTTGGATCTTGTCACGCACGCTTCCGGGTCTTTGTCCTTGCTGCCCACCGTGACCACCCAGGACGCCGCCAACACGGGCGGACCCTCGCAGTTCGAGCGGAACACTCCCCCGCCGAATACACGTGTGCTAATGCTTCCTACCCCGAAGGCCTCGAATGGGGAGAAGGGTGGACCGAATCAGCGGGGTTCCTCGGGGGACTACATGCTTCCATCGGCCGTGATACATCTCCTGCCGACGCCGGTAGCGCAGCACTCGGGGAATACGCCGGAGAATCATCTGCGAAAGAAGCCGGGACGGACAGTCGTGACGGACTTGCAGATTCTTGTGGAGAACGACCTCCTGCCGACCGGGGGCCGCATTGTTACCCTGCTCCCGACCCCGACCGTGGGGATGATGATGGGTGGCTCACAGGGCCGGAGTGGGACGCGATCAAACGAATTGC